TTTGATAATAAAATTTTATTTAATAATGTGTGATTCGTTCGTAAAGAACACGCATAGGTGTGAAGAAATCATGTTAAATCATGAGAATCTAAGCACGGTAAACACAAGCAAGATGGGTAAGCGACCCATGAAAGCGAACAAGAAAAGGATACTTGAAATCCCCATTACGTTTGCTGACCCCCAAGAGAATGTTATAGACCAACAAGAGGAATATAACTTTAAACGGGAAGAATTTCCTCTATTCAAGGAAATGAATAGAAAGGAATTGAGGAAATTGAAACAACAATCTTTGAATAAAGATTGGAAAGAAAAAGTGACGATCAAAGAGGACAGGATTGAAAAGAGACCATTGTTTGTACCCATTGATCTTAAGGTCCCAATAGAAATAGACAGTTATCAACAATGGATGTTTGAGAAGAAAAAGAAAAGTAAACCAATGAAATTCAAGAATTTAAAAGAAGAGATGAAAGAAGAGAAGAAGTATAAATTAGAAGAGATAGAGAAACAAGAGAAGAGAGAAGAATTCATTCAAGATTTCATTAGTCAAAAATTCAAGAACAAAGTTGAAGGTTTCAAACTATTGGACAAGAAAAGATTAAGTCAATGTATAGAACAAGCAATAGATGGTTTAGAGCAGAAAGTTTACCCTTATAAGGTAGAAGAGGAAGTGCAGCTACTTTACAAAGAGAAGATCGTTAAAGATAGAGAGAAGAAGAGATTAAGAGAGTCTCAGAGAAGAGAAAGAAAACAAAACAGAGAACAAATGAAAGCTGAATTGGACAGACAAAAGAAAGATAGAACGAGAAGAACTATTGAAGATTTTGGAAAGTTCAAGGATGCTATAGAAAAATTAAAAGATAAAGAAGATGAGTTATCCATGGAGATAATCAGAATGTTTGATTATTATGGAATAAGAGATCTTTTTGATTTGAAAAATAAAATAGTAGGACAATATCTCAGTACAAAAGATCTTGACAAGTATATGAATGATTTAGCCATTTTGGAGTTTTCATTCGAATTGTTAGAACAATTATATGGCATAGATTACCATCCTAAAACAGTTTTAGTAATAAAACAAGATGAACAAATAGCCTTTAAGGTGGGTTTTATGATCATAAATGGAGTTTTTGGAGATGTTGAACCTGAACAAGCACGAGAAATAGCAGCAGGATTAAACAAGAATTCGTGTGTAGAGGGATTTATGAGACAAATGATGTCGAAGATAGTAAAATCGACAGCAGAAAAAGTCCATGGTGATTGGCATGAGAGAGAATGTCAAAGAAAATTAGAAAAGTCGATGCGGTTTGTGCTAGACGATATGTTACGTGACTACCATAGAAATCGTTGGGTTGATGTGATTAGTCGTTATCATAAGTTGGAATCGATTTATAATAAGAAAAGGAAAGATATAAAACCCTCAGTAGAGATGCAGTTAATTCAGAAGGTTGCAAAAGAGCTACTAGTTGAAAGTTGGGTTCAGATTAGAGGATATAATGAAGAAATCCCACGTGAAATTTATCAGTATTTAACTTTGGCATCACCGGAGATAGCAATACATCAACCAGGTTTTCCTTCATGTAATTCAAATAATAACAGTTTGGATGAAGTCGAAGAAGAAACTACAGATCAAAATAATAGTGGTTTAATTGAAATGGTTTCAAATATAGGAAATACAATAAAATCAGCAGGTAAAGATCTTTACACATTCATAAAATCCTGGATAAATAAAATTATTGATATGGTAGGTTCAGCTTATCGTACAGTGATGGATACTGTGGTTGAGAAAGTTTTGCAAACTATTGTCAGAATTATAGACCCTTTTGACTTTTTGAAAAACAAAACAGTTGATGAGATGAGACTTATGGTGCCAGGAATATTGGTTGTGATATTTGTCATAATGCAGATTTTGGGTTTTGTAACACATTCAGTCTTGATGCTGATAATCAACAAATTTTGTGGAAATTCAGAGGAAAATTTTACAGCGCAGGGATTTGATCCAGTGTCAATAATAATGAATTTATTTTCAATTATATTTCCAAGTCTTTCAGATACTAGTTTTGAAAAATTAAAGAAAACAGTACTAGTAGCCTGGGGAATAGTTGCAGTTTCAACATTAGCTGGTAACTTATCAAAGACATTATTATTTTTGTTACCAGTAGCATTTAAAGAAGCAGTCATGTTGAGATTTGGAACGAAAGAACAAATATCAAAATTTTATGTAGATGAATGGATTGCAAAAGCTACAGTCATCTTGAAGAGTTCAAAAATAACTCCAGTATTGTTAGACAGTAAATTTAAATTGAAACTAGCGGAAATTTGTGAACAAGGTTTGATACTATCGAAAGAATGTGCTAGGAAACACAAGGCTTTGGTAACAGGAATGTTTATGAAACTTTTACAATTACAGTCAACTATAGAACAGTCTACATTAGCTACAGGAGATAGAGATTGCCCTTGGTATTTTCATATATCCGGAGTCCCTGGTGTGGGGAAGAATTTAGTTATAGATAATATAGTTTCTAGAGTCAGTGGTGTTTCTGATATATATTATAGACCAATTAATGGAGAATACTGGTCAGGATTTGTAAATCAGAAAGCTATAATTATAGATGAATTTCTAATTGGAAAAGAAGATATAGAAGAAAAAGCAAAAGAACTTTTAGGATTAGTGAGTAATGGACAATTTATACCAGAAATGGCTAGTGTTGATAATCCTTTAATAGGAATGAAAGGCACAGTTGCTGCTCCAAAAATAGTAGCTACAATGAATAATACCCCTTGGTATTCAGTAGATGGTGTTTCAGATGATGCTTTGTTGAGAAGAAGAAACGTAAATGTTAGAATGGTACTTAATAGAGATGCTAAGTTAAAACAAGGAGGTGTTGGAGTTGATGTAGATAAATATACCCCTGAGGAAATTGAAAAAGCAGTATGGGCACATTTTGTATTCTTAGACCCAATTCTAGACAGAGGTGCTGTTGGAAGACCAAAACCACACTACGATTTAGATGCTGCAATAGAAATTATGAAAGCCGATTTTGAACAACATAAGAAAAATTGTGAAAAAGTTAATAAAGCTTTTGGACGAAACACAGAGAATGCCAATAGAACTACAAGCGAGATGGTTGATCAAATTTTGGCAGAGATTGATGGAGTAAAAGATGAAAAATCATCAACTATAGAAATGATATTTGGAAAAATTTTTGGAACAGTGGATTTCTATAGTCAAGGTAAGAGTAAGAAATCAAAAAGAAATGATGAAGAAATCTTTACGGTGTTAGATCAATTAAATGCTCCTAGTACATCAGATGGAACATTTTGTAAACAAACAAATGAAACACATCAATTTGATTTAATATATGGAAAAGACCACGCATGTTGTCCAGATGAGAACAAGCTTCATAGACACAGGTGTGATTCAATAAATTGTAAAAATCAAATAGCTCATAAACATAGGCCAGATTCTCTTGACCATACAAATTTGTTTTGTAGAGAATGTATGATGTTTAAAGATACTGAACAGATAGAGAATGGTATTGATCCGAAAACTTTTGTTTACGCAAGACAAAAAGATGAGACTAGAGATCAGTATATTCAAAGGTTAAAGAGAGTATTGGAAGAAATGACTGAAGTTGGCGCTGATATGATACAAATGCATTATCTTGAATTGCTAGCAGGTCAACCTATATCGTTTGAGACTGCTTTTGGCTTTGATCTAGGTTTAAAATTTGCACAAGGTTGTATGTTGTCATATTTAGTGTTCAGAATTATTACATGGGTTAGAAATATGTTTAGACCTGAGACACCGCAGTCAGAAGATTTCTTTTCACAGAGCCCAGGAGGTGGTGATAAACAAAAACCTAAACAACAAAATAGTAAACCGAAAAGTAGATGGACAAATAGGAGAAATTGGAATTCGCATAGTTCCATAAAGACAGTACATTGGAGTTTTGATCAAAAGAATTGGAATTATTGTGTTCCTATTGATAGTAAACATATTTTAACCTTTGGACATTTTGAATATGAGGGCCAAACTTCTTTGTTTATAAAAAGAGGAAATTCTTGTGACACTTACAAAATAAATTCTCAATCATTTCTAGACAATGTTGATTTGGACATATGTATTATAAAAGTAGGAGGTATGCCAGATTTTAGAAATAAGTATGTGGATGAAAATGATTTGATTGATGATATGGTACTTACTGTTAAGATGTTGAGAAATGAAGGTTGGAGTTTAGTTAGATCGCAGATAGTGTATAATGTGACATATAATGAACCTCTTGGAAAAAAACATTTGGAAAGAGCTTTAATTTATAATTTAAATACCCAAGTGGGAGATTGTGGAGCCCCGGTGGTTATAGAATCTCCACCAGCTTTAAGTGGCAAAATAATAGGAATTCATGTGGCAGGAAACCAGTCATCAACAAAAGGGATGGCTACTATAGTTACTAAACAAGATTTAAATATAGGATTGAATGAAGAAATCAAGATTGATAATGATGACCAATTTACTTGTCAAAGTAGAATATATAATAAGGATTATCTTTCTTATGAAATGGATCAACCTCTAGTTTTGCCAAACATTAAAGATGCTAAACGGATACATATCAATATGGCGAAGGGCGTAGGAATGCAATCAAGTTTAAAGCCTAGTTTGATTTCAAAACATGTAGATTGGTTGCCCAAGAAACGTCCACCTGTATTAAATATTAAAGATGGAAGAAATCATGATAAAGTAGACCCATTTTTAAATATAATAAAGAGAGCAGGTGAAAACAAACAAGCCGATATAGATGAAGCAATATTGAAAATTTGTGAAGATGAATTTTTCCATGAACTAGATCAAAAATTGATATGGCCTTTTGAAAAGAGAAAATTGACAATAAAAGAATCAATTGAAGGAATACCAGGTCTTAATCCTATTGATCTATCAACAAGTGCTGGATTTCCATTATGTAATGTGAGTAAAGGAAAGAAAAGATTTATTTGGACAGATGAAATGGGAAAATATCATTGGGACCAAGATTTTGAGGAAATGGTTGACAGATTCATAATAGATGCAGAAAATGGAGACACATGGGATCATAGATTTCTCTGTTTCTTGAAAGATGAATTAGTAAAACCAAAGAAAGTAGAAAATGTCAAAACAAGAGGAATTTTCTGTGGAGATGTGATAGCAACAGTGGCATATAGAATGATGTATGGTTCTTTAATAGCAGCATTCAATAGTAGTAGTAGTACAACTCCTTTTTCAATGGGTTTAAATCAGTATAGTTATGATTTTGATGAAATAGTTGATTATTTATCTCAAGTTGGTAACATGGATAAAATAATAGCAGGTGATTATACTGGTTTTGATATGCATTTTCAAGGAAAATTTCAAATGTCAGCCTATAGAATAGTTAATAAATTAGCAATATGGTTGAAACAAACGTTGAAAGATGGTTTTGTCAAACATCAAACTGAAGCTCCTTGTCAAGTTGGATTGTATATTATATACTTTGTATATTATCATTTCAGTGGTTGTATCCTCACGGCTATTATCAATTGTATAGTAAATGTTCTATATTTTATGTATATATACTACAAATTGGGGAATAAACAACCATTTTTCAAAGTGATTAGAGCAAAGGTTCTTGGTGATGATCATTTGATAAATAAACATAAAAGTGTAGAATTTTTTGATGGAAAATTATTACAAGCGGCATTGTCGGCTTATTTAAATCAAGAATATACATCCGAAGATAAAGATAGTCCCGTTCTTGAGTCTAAACCATTGGAAAAATGTACATATCTAGGAGCTCACCCTTGCTTAGATAAAAATGGAAAATATTTTGGGAGATTAAAGAAAGAAACCATCCAGGAAACAGTTTTATGGACAAAGGATAATAATCTCTCAATTTTACAAGTAGCAACAACTATGATTGAACATGCAAGTTTATGGGAACCAGAATTTTTTAACCATTTTCAGAACCAGATTGTTAAAGCTTTTAGAAATGAAGGAATTCGCTATGAAAAATATGAACAAAGTAGTTTAGCTTACATAGTGAAAAATCGTTGTGCCGCGTTTACAAGCCAGACTACATTGGATAGATTGAATTTGAATAATAATAGTGATAATGAACCATCAGATGGAGGGTTGACTAAATTCGTGGTTGATGAAGTTGAAGAAGGTAGTTTAAATTGTTCAGGCTATAATACAACCAGTAGCTTTGATATGAAAAAAGCATCCCAGAGTTACGGAGCAAATTCCATGATTATTAGAAAGACAATTGAATGGAATAAAGATCATATAGCAGGAGCGATTCTTTCAACAACTGATGTACCTTTTGGCTTATTTACTTTAGGGAGTACAAATAATATACAAAATATGCTTCTAGATAGATGGCTTTATTCTAGATTTGATGTTCAATTAGTTTTTCAAATAAATGGAACTCCTTTCCAACAGGGTAGTTTAGTGGCTTTTTTTAATCCATTGTCATTTTCTTCACCAAGTATATTAAATTGGTTTGGGTTTCAGCACGTATTTTTGAATCCAAATAGATCTCAGACAGTTGCAATGGTTATACCATATAGACATTTTAAAAGTGCATTGAAGTTTAGTGATTGGTCAACGTCAGATGCAAAAGACAATACACTTGGGAGTCTGCAGATAGGAGTTTTATCACAATTAAGAGATCCAAATGGAGAAGGTTGTACACTCACTGTGTATGCTTCAATGTTGAATGAGCAATTTTACGTTCCAAGACCAGCAACAGTTTATGGTAAAGAAACTGAGAAAGAATCAGTGGATGAGTATGAGGAATTAGAATATTCACAAATGCACGATTTTAATTGCAACGCAAGTTTGAATATAAATAATAATGGAAATTCTTCAACTAAGACAGCTAATAATACTTATAATCTGGACGTTTCAGGAGTAATGGGAAACATGCCAATACAAGGAACAGACTTTGGAAAAACTAATTTGACAAATTCAGTACCTATTACTCCAACAGTTGCTGTTGGTGGATCATCAATAGGAAAAACTGGTCAGAAACAAACGCCTTTTGGACAATTAAAAACAAAACTTGCACAAAAAGCAGTGGATAAAGTAAGTGGAGTTTTAAAGTTGGATAACCCTCCTTGTGTAGGAGGAGCTGTTCCTACATTTAACCAATTTCCATCTTTATGTAAATCAAGTGGAGTCGAACCAACAGTAGGAATGTCATTGCATCCCCAAACGTTGTATAGAAAACATCATACTTTATTTAATCAAAATGAATTACAACTTAGATTTATACTAGGAAAGAAAGGAATTCTTAGAACTACTAAATGGACAAAAAAGATTCTTCCTGGTGAATTAATCCAGAATATTCCTTTAACATCAGTTTTTGGAATGGAACCTAATGATACAGAAAAATCAAACAGAACAAATATTCCTTTTAATGTAGCCTTATTAAATGAGTTTTATTTCTGGAGAGCTATTGTGTGCATTGAAATTAGAGCAATACGTACAAGTTTTCACTCAGGCCGTTTACGCTGGTCGGTTGGTTATGGATCAAGTAAATTGATGACCCCAGATAGAAGTCAGGTATTGAATGGAATTTTAGATTTTAATGGGGAAGTTGATGTTCATGAAATAGAAATTCCTTGGAATACGGTCTATGAATATTTGAGAACTTTTGAAGGAGATAAGAGAAGTGAAAATTATAGTTTAGGTTGTTTTGAATTGTCAGTAGCAAATAAATTAAGATGTCCAGCAACAGTATATGAATCAGTAGATCTTATTATGTCAGTTTCATTCAAAGACCCAAAAGTTGCAGTGCCGAGAGCTGTACCTTTTGTTTATTATGGTACATCAAGTACAACTTTTCCAAGTGGAAGATATTCTACAACCCCAAAACTTAATGAGGAAGAAGAAGATTCAAATAATAATAGTAATGAGACAAGTGATGATCAAATTGTCCAATTTGTTGATCCTGTGAAAGCTAAACAAGATAATGAAGGGGCCGACTCACATTTAGTCACTTCAGAAACACCCATGACGTATACAGGTATGTCTAGTATCCAAGTAGGTACTAAATTTGAAGATTCAGTAGATACAGTATTGGATGTTGTTAGGAGACATAGTTTGATTGATTGGAATTCATTTAAAGACAATCATACTAATAGACATAAATTTATATGTAATACAGAAAGTCTGCTTAGTGGTAGTGGTTCTTCAAATTTGGATAAAATTTTAACTCTCGGAAATCAACCTTATAATAGATTTCAATATCTGTATAGGGTTTGGGCAGGTACTCTAAAGTACCGAATACTTTGTAGAAGTAGTAATGCAGTTGTTACATTTCAAGCGTCAGACTATGATCTACAAGATAAAATTGATTTTGATGTTAGCAGTTGTTTGGCAGGTGTATTAGGTCAAGTCACTTCAGAAATAACAATTGGTGAGAGGAAACATATTCTTCATGGAGAATATGTTAGATCAGATAATTTACCCTTTACGAATAATATTGCTAGAGAACAGTTATACCAAACCAGTGAAAAATCAGGTTTCATAGATGTTTCGATACCTTATAGGAATCATAGAGATTTTTCAATGACTTTTTCTAGTAATTTACAACAGTCAACATCAGGAGTTTTAAATATAGTAACAGATTCAACTAGTAGTAAAAATCTAGCTACTCTTTATCAAGCTGCGGGTGATGATTTCATGTATGGAATTTTTGCACCGCCAGATAACTGTTACTTTGCACCATCAACCAATCCAAGACCAATTAAATTATTGAAAAATGGTTGTTATGGTGGTTATAAATACAAATAATGCATATGGAATATTGAAATATATAAGTATTTTTAATGTTCCATTTTCATTTCTAAATTTTTTTTTATAGGATTTTATTTAGTTTGGTTTTAAAATTTTTTAAAAAAAAAAAAAAAAAAA